TGTTCCCAATAACCGCCTTTGATAATAAATGTAGCATAACTCCATGGATGATCGTGTAGTGTAGGTTCATCGCTTACAAGAACTTTGTGTAGCGTAATATTAAACGGAAATCGCTTGCGCTCCTTTAAAAACACATAATAACGAACCAGGTATGGTACCTTTCCGTCTCTGTCTGTGATAACTCGACGTCTGCCGAGCTTGTCCATAATCTTAGAAAGGAATGTCATCTTCATTGTTAGCCTCGTAGTCATCCTTGATTAAGTTGTACATTTGTCTAAACTTTTCAAACTCTTTTTGAAAAGCCGGATATTGCTCACACATGCCTTTGATCTTACTCATGCTTGGCATAGTGTCTACCCATTCTTCAAAACTTGTATTAATTATAAATGTGTCGTCACTGATACTATAATCACCTGTGCTTAATACATCTGTGTTAATTGTAATAGTGTTAGAATCTGTGTATACATAATCACTATTAGTAAAACTACTTAAATCTACTGTAGAATCTAATGTAAATGTCCCAGTATTAAGGCCTAAGTCCAATTCCATTTGTTCTGCATCTTTGTCATTTGACATCTTTTAGTACCTCATATAATGCTTCGCCTGAGAAAAAATCTTTGCTTAACTTGCTTACTTGCTTGTGTATGCTTGGTAGGTAATCATTATAATTATCCATGTAGTCTACAATCTTTTTCATAAGTTCTCCTCTATATTTTGCGTAAGAACTATAATCTTCTGTCCACTTACTGGGATACTTAAACTCGGGTATAGCCATTTCACTGTAGCTTAGTCTATCTGGTACCATAGGAATAGCATTTACTAATGCACCTTCGTACCAACTAATACCCAGTGTTTCTTGTAAGTTAGCACTAAACACTAGTTTAGCTTCACCTAGTAAGTTATGATATTCGTTCTTAGTAAGTTCACGCTCCTGACATACTACAAACTCATATTGTGGCAAATGTCCTGCTAAGTCACGGAAAATATCTACTTGCTTCTCGGGAGCAACACGATGCGGAAAGAGAATAAGATCTCGTTTTTCCATACCTTTGTAACTGTCTAAACTATTCTTTAGATACTCCATAGGCCAGCCTACTCGAGTAATACGAGGATCTTCACCGTTTAATGCTTCTTCAACCATATCTTCTTCCCAAGGGTTATCAAAACCTAACAGTGTACGCACAAACATTTCGATATGGAAGTCTGTAGCAAAAAAGTTGTCGTCGTATGTGTAGTACATGCTCTTTTCAGCATGTCTTACCCAAGGTGCATCACCGATTAATCTTCCCAAGAAATCTTGTGGGTCATAACTACCAGCATGCCACAAGCCGCCAATGCGAATGCTAACACCCAGTAGCTCTGCCATGTAGCGTAGTTGTATAACTGTAGGATTCCAGGCATCGGTATAGAGAAAATAATCACCAGTCTTGACTTTCCCTTCACAGAACATTTCTCCTATCTGTTCGAGTTGTTTCGACTTGTACACATTTGTACCACCGAAGTTAAGAAAAGCCCCAGGCGTAGTAGCCTGAGGTGTTTCTCCTCCACTGATAACAGTAACTTCTTGATTTGTAGCATGTCGCAGTTGTTTAGGAAGGTACTCCTTCCATTGCTTAGTATAGCGTGTGTCTACTGCTTCAATGTCTACAATATAAATCACTTTTTACTCCACCGACGTTTTTGTCTTCCTTGATACTTTTGGAAAGATAGATAACTTTCCCAAACCTTATCACCTTTTTTATAAAGGCTTTTTTCATTAAAGGGTTTTGCCTCAAAGCGGCAATAATCTTTAAATTTTTCCAAATCGTCAAATACCTTGTTGTATGCTTCACGATTGAATTCGATAGTCATTGTATTAACTTCCTTATACATTTTTAGGATTAGGATAAAAGATTGAACAGCCATTTTCTCCGTCTTCGGAGACTTCAATTTCAACAAAGCGGCCTGGATACTTTGAAGAAATAGCTTCATAGAGATCATCTGCAATCATCTCACATGATTTGTAGTCTAGTACAAGCACTTCACCGTCGGCTTGATCTGAATAGAGTCTTTCCATCCACCGCTTGAATTGGATGAACTCGATATCTCGGTCGTTGTGTCGCACTTCAATCCGCACCCTGAAATGGAAAATATGACGATGAGGATAACCAAGAAACGAAACGTCATCCCAATCACCTGTTGCGAGTTTTGGATCATCTAGTGCCGCCGGATATTTATGGATACCTTCTTTCTTAAAAGTAACCCATATACTTCTATTTACCTTGTTTTGCATATAATTTACTTTATCTTCTTCACGCATCATTCTCATCATACCTTCATAATATTTTTCTTGTGTCATTGTTTTTATACTTTACACTCATTTAATAACTTTGTCAAGGCCATATTTGCTCCAATCTGTAAATTTATCACGATCCATTAGATCATGCAGACTGTGACACCATACGCCGGGATTTGTTGCCTTAAAATCTACATCATCAATCTTAACCATTGTGTTGTAGTTCCAAAGTTTCGTGTAAGGCAATGGAACACGAAGTTGTGGAATAAAGTTATCGTACTCGTTCAAACATAAATCATTAAACATTTCAGCAACACTAAGCGGAATGTCTAAACTACACAGTTTGCCCGATACTAAAAATGCTTTGATCATATTTTCCCAAGCATCCCATTCACTATTTTTAAATGGTTTAAATGAGTGATTAGCACCAAAGAAGATATGTTCGCACTGTTCTTGCTCGTAATGTAATTGTATTTCGTTACACTCTTGAATACCTGTAACAAACAGTGTTTTCATTCCAAACGCAGGAGTCTTTTCGACTTCTACACCTGTAAAAAATGTTACATTGTCTGCTGTACCTGTTTTGTAATCTCTTTTCATAGTTTGCCTAATTCTTTTTCTAATCTAACAATTTCTTCTTTTAAAGCAAGTTTCTTATGCTTTAGTTCTCTAATTGTACTTTCTGCTGCAAATTTGTCAAACTCTTTTTTAATTTGATCGTCCAATTTGCGATGCTGTCTGTACAAACTATCAATGTGTACAGAGAGTTTGTCTTCTTTGTTCTTATAGTCGCTCATTACACTTCCTCAAATAGATTAGCAAATTGTGTGCTTGCATTTACTGTTTTCTTTCCTATGGCTCCTCTGGTGCCGATAATTGACATCCAAAACCTTGAAAATTCTTCCACTACAGCATTTGCTTCGTCTCTGTTTGATGTTGCAAATATTGCTTCCACAACATCTCGGAAAAATAACCGGTCAAAGGACTCTTCCACAAGCATGTTCGGAATGATTCCATTGTCGTATTGTCTATTCGCTTCTTGCACTGCATCTATATGGCTCCAAACATTATGACCCATTTGGATCGCATATGAAAAACTATCCCAAGATGTTTTTCCTTCTTTACCAATCTTATTTAGGTCACCTGGCGCATATATACAAACATCTTTGGCCATTAGTCCTTTTGTAATTGGTGAATCTTTAAAACTACTGTGTTTACCTTCTCGAACAAATGCTTGTCCGAAAGGAGTTGTATCATTTGCAAGTGTTTTATCATCAATACTAGGAACCATTCGATAGACCCATTTAGTTCTATCTTGTGTTTCTAATTCGCAATAGATCTGTCCATTAGCTGTTGCAAGGAAAGGCGAAGCACAGTCAAATGTAATCATAAAGTTTTCATTATGATATTTACGCACTGCTCGCTGAATATCAGTTAACAGTGTAGCCCATTCTAGTTTGCTAGTGCCTAGAAAGTGCATTACATCGTGTACGCCTTTTTCAAGTAATCCGTCAAATCTTAATGCTACAAGTCTTTTTAACACCAAGTGTACATCACACATGTTCTGTCCACCCATTGACCACCCATTGAAGTGATTAGTATATTTTTTAGGATCACAGTAGTCTTTCATTTGCTGATACCAATCTTCAGCATCTGCATGGTTTTCACCTTGGAGAACATTTAGAAACTTACATGCTCCACTGCGATTTTTCATAAAGTAATCATTGTTAATTCTTGTTGCATTTACAGCATCTTGGTAATTATCAATACCTGTTGCTTTTGCACCTTCTGGACTTCGAGCAACCCAGGCCGGAATATCAAGGATCATTCCATAGTCCATATAAGCGTCCATCCAACTAAGAACCTGAGTTCTTTTCTTCATTGCTTTAGGACAGTTAGGATCTTTCCAATCACCTTCCCATACGCCTTTACCAATCTGGAAGCCACCTGAATCTCCAAGTAACCAAGAAGTATTTCGATCTCTGTTTCGGACCATATCTTCTTTTGGGCTATCTTTGTTAATATCTAATTCAGCATGTCCTGCTGAATACAAACTCCATTGGTACTGGAAAAGACTTTTATCTCTAGTAAGCCAATTAACACTTTCAACGCCGTTAGTAAAATGCTGTGGAACTCTATTGTAATCCACATATTCTTCTCTGCGTTGCTTGCCTACAAATGTAGCATAAAAACCACTTAGTGCGGGCAAGAATGTTGCGTAGTCTTTTTGTGATGCTGTTAGATCACTGTTCATGCTTACTTACTCTGCGCTGGAAGAATATAATCGTATGTTGCCATACCTGAATCAACTGAAATTTGCATTGCGCCTTGATCTGAAATGCTCATCTTAATATCACCGTCAAGGCTTAGAATTGCTTGTGTTTGTGCAACTGGCCAAGCCCATGTGTGTTTTAGATCACCTTCAATACCAGCTTCAAAAACAAAATTACCTGCGTGTGTGCTTGCATCACCAAACGAAAATACTAAGTTATTGTTCTCAGTCTTAACATTAAATGTTGGTTCTTCTGAATGAGCTGCACTTTGTAATTTCATTCTACCAATAGCAGCCATACTTGGAGCAAAACTTACTTCCCAACTTGCACCTTTAAATTTTACACTTTTTAATTTTTCTTCAATAATTGCTTGATTCATAAAGCGATAATCATTCTGAAAATCACCTGCGGCATTTTCAAAGTGGATGTGTGTTGGAATAGTTTCACCGTTGCGTTCTGCTTTAACAACATCAATCTTAGCATTATCTTTATATTCTGGGTTTTTTAAGTGTAGTGCTAGTTTATCTAAGTTAGGCATACCAAATGTGCCGTCTGCAACTGCTGAGTTAGTAGTTGCTGTAAGAATAACAGAACGATCTTCTGCCATACTTTCAATAGTTGTTGTATCAGCACCTGTAACTTTAACTAGACTGAGAAAGCCTAGTGCATGAGTGTGTGCTACGATATCTTGTAGAATGTCTTTCATTCGTGTTCTCCTATGTTAAGTTTTATTATATTATCTTGTTGACTGTTTGTCAAGTATTTTTCTACCGAGTATTTAGGTTTAAAGCCTAAAGTCTTTATTTTTTCCATATTTGCACAAGTCCATTGTCGCTCATGTGGGGTATTTAGACGGATGGGTAGATTTGGAGCAAAGTCACGGACTTTAAATGGATGTCCTGTTCCGATATCTATATCTCCGGTATACTTGCTTTTCATACACAATTCAATTGCATCACACAAATCTTCTATGTGTATAAAATCTCTATAATGATTAGTTACATATTCTAATTTATTGTTAAAGAATTTTGCTAAAAACATGTTTTCTCTTGGAGAGTCACTATAAACTGTATGAAATCTCATACCAAGTGTGTTAGGATAACACGCTGCTGCTTCTTCTACAATATATTTGCTTGCTGCATACGGATTTAAATGAGGTTCGTATGCACTACTAGAACTTGCATACAATATTCTAGTATTTGGATAGCGTTCAAATAGTCTTTTGCTTACTTCGACATTATTACGCCAATAGCCTGCAGGATCGTTAATGCTTTCTCTTACACCGCTTTTACCTGCCAAATGAATTATTAGATCAAATTCTTCTTTAAATTCACAGGACATTAAGTCCTGACTGTTATTCAACTTATCTCTGTCCCAGCCATCTTGTAAATCCATTCCTACTACACTATGATTTTTAGTGAGCCTTGGTAGTAGGTAACTACCAATAAATCCTTTGTGTCCTGTTAATAAGATTTTCATTTTCTAACCTTGTTATTGTACTCAATTGCTTCTTCAAGAAGTGTAAACTTACTGTTGTAGGCGTTTGCCGAGTGTACTATAGCTTTAATATCTTTAGGGAAACAATGCCCGCCAAATCCGCGTTCCTTTGTAATGCCTGTATGACTATATCCAATGCGCTCGTCTGCACCAATTACGTCTGCAACTTTTTTGTATTCTAACCCGTGTGCTTCGCAATAGTCATACACTTGGTTAAAGAAACTAACCTTTAGTGCTAGGAAACTATTGCGTAATACTTTGGCTGCTACAAGATCTGCAGGATTCTCGATGCTAATACTAATATTACCTAGTGCTTTTAATAAAATGTCTGACCAAAACTGTGTGCCGTTGCCACCTAGATAAAAGTGGCGTGTGTTGAGAGCATCTTCTTGCCAATGTGTTGCTCTTAAAAACTCTGGGCTAAATGTAATATTTGTGTTTGGAAATACATGATCTAACATCTTCCACCCTTCGACTGAGAGTGTACTCTTGATTAGTATTGGTACATCTGGAGAACTATCAAGTACATTAAACACATTATCCATTTTACATCCACCATGCGATCCTTCAGGTGTGCTTACGCAAACAATAATAGCATCTGCGTGTTTTAAATCTGCATAATGTCCCTTGTCAGGATCACTAATCAATATTTCGTGATATTCTTTTAGCAAAAGCTCTTGTGCCTGCCCAACAAATCCATATCCTGCAATTCCTATTTTCATTTTTACTCCTCGCGTACCCTTTTCCTCAAATCACTTGAGCTGAAACGATGATTGCGTTGATTAAAATGTAACTCTATATCACGCTTGCGGCAAATGTCTTTGCCTGTAAAATCTTTATCGCGATATTCTTCTCCTAGTATGCGTACATCAATAGGGTACATACTAAGAATGTCTTCTAGATCTGTTTCGTACTTGTATGGAATAATTTCATCTACATAACCTACTGCTTTTAGTTGTGTGTATCTTTCAACAATACTTTGTACTGGTCTATTTTTTTCTGCTCTATCTACACTTGGATCAATTTGTAATCCGCATATAAGATAATCACATTGTTCTTTAGCTTCACGCAACATTATTACATGGCCTGCGTGTAGTAAATCAAATGTGCTACATGTAAATCCTACCTTCAATTTGCTATTCCTCTTTGTTGGAAGTTTTCAAGTATCTCTTTTGTGTCTCTCCAACTCTTTACTTGTTTAGCAACACCGCCAGCTTCCTTAATAGCATATGCTAAACTAAAATCATTACCATCAGGATCCATTCGATCACCAAAGAAAAATACTCTGTCTTCTTTTATATCTTCTAAGACTTGTCTTTTATCTTTACCTTTTGGAATAATATCAATACCAGTTTCTCCGCCAACAACTGCACTTATATCGTCAAACTTTTTGTTAATTCTTTCTGCTATGTGTATGCGTTCATCTGATTCTATATCATAGTAAAAATAATCTTTTCGTTGCAACTTATCTGCATTGCGACCTACAATACTAAAGTTTACCATACCAGGTCGTTCTTCAATATGCTTACCTGTTCTTGTTGCATATTCGCTTGCTTCTAATTCTTCTTCAAGAAACTTGCGTAAAGGTTTAGAAATTCTCCAAGGATTAGTATAGATATTTTCTTGTCTGTACCAAACATCATTACCATTACAATTATAAATCTTGTTTACACTCATACAAATTTCAGGACCAATTTGTTCTAGTGTTTTAGGATTATCACTTCCTGTAACTAAACTTACAGGATTATTTTGTGCAAAATATAAAAACCATAAAGCAAATTGCGAATTTATCTTTTTTCTACTAGGAGTGAGTGTTCCGTCTACATCGAATAAAAAGTGATTCATAATGTTAATCCTTGTACTAAGTTCATTGCAACTGCTGTACCTGAGATACTAGAGCCAATCATAATAGCTCTGTCGCTCCATACCATTCCTACATAAATCCAACAAGTTGCACTTAGAATATATGCTACCTGTCCGTATTCTATAAATCCTGCCGAGATAAGAAATACTCCGGCAACTGCTAAAATTGTTGCAGTCCATTTTACATACCAGTCTGGCGTACCTACCGGAGTAGTAGGAGTTAGATCTTCTACTTCTGTTTGTAATTGTGCAAGTTCTTCTTTAAGACGTCTTCGTTCAGCACCAAGTTCCATAGCCAACTTGCCTGCTTTAGACATAGCACTATTTTCAAAACGCTCTGTAATATCGTTATCTATTTGTTGTTCTAATTTACCTTCAGACATAGTTAGTCTCCAAAGTCAAATAAACTATTAAATGTATTATGACGCTTAGTATCTTCTAAGTCATATTTTAATACACCAATTAAGTTGTCTAGTTTGTTATCGATAATTGTTTCTGCCATTGCTGAATCATCAAATGGAAGTTCTTTAAACCATTCTGGAATACGCAATTCGTCTGTTGGGTATGCAACACTAGTATAGCCCAATGGATTTTGTTTAAGTTTACAAACAATAACTTTCATACCGTCTACAATCTCTTGCGAGTATTTGTCGCCGTTCATACGCTTTAGTGTATTCCAGTTAATGCTTGCTCGTACATGTCCGGGCATATTTGCTTTGCCTTGCTTTTGTTCTAATCGCTGATAGTGTCCAATTTTGTTTGCTCTTTTAGGTGAACCTTTTTCCCAGCCAGGGCGTTCTGAAAACTCTTTACGGAATTCTGTAATGCGTTGCAAAACTTCTTCTTGTGGAATATCAGTAAGCACCATAAGCAAAATTTCACTTAAAAACTCTTGCATAAACACAGGAGTATCTGATCTACGCAAGTCTAATCCCATTGCTTTCACTTTGCCTGGTTTACCATCTGTATCAGTACGGAACCCTTCTAAGTCATATACTAATGCTGCGTAACGCTTCTTGGTAATATACAATCCACTTTGTGCAACAATCTCTCTACCTGCCGCAATAACATCTGCACGACTCTTTGGACAGTGAAATGCTTGTGCCATAAACTTTTCGAAAGTTGTGTTTGCTTCCTCTGCAACTTGATCATAAAGTGCAATAACATTATCTTTACTCCAAGGTATTTGTCCTGATTCGATTTGCTCTTCAAGTATCGGATATGCACTAAAATACACAGAGTCTGTATCGCCATAGATAACTGCTTTACCTACATGATCATATTCGCCAGTAATAACTTTGTTTACTTCGGCACTCATGTGTTTTACAATAGTTCTACCGCTTAGTGTAGTAGATTGTCCGATGCGTTTATCAAAGAATCTACACCCTGGATTCAAAATAGCACCATACAAACTGTTTAGATTAATCTTTTTAACAAGTTGTCGTTTATCCCAAAACGCAATCTCAGTGTCATTGCCGGCATCTTTTGCTTTTTTAAGCATGCCTTGTAGTTCTTTTCGTTCTGCATACCAGCGTTTTAATAGTCCTGGAATAACACCTTCAAATTCGTGTGTAAAAATTGTACCATTTGAACTTAACATCCATGGCGTGTTACTATCAAAAATTAATTTATAAATTTCTGCGCCACTAAGGACATCTGTTTGACCGTTTTCCCAATCGATAGTTAGGGCAATGTCTTTGCGTTGCTCCATAACTGCTTCGTATTCTTCTGTACCAAAGCGTCCTTCCCATGAACCTGCAAAACTTTTCTTTTTCAAATTCATATCTTCGTGTACACGACTATCACTAATGTCAGGACGAAGTTGACCTATAATAGTTTCGGGTGCCATATTTAACGCACGAATTACTGATGGATACAGTGAGTTCAAATCCATTGAGCCGATCCATTTGTGTAGTCCTACTTTTGGAAATGCAACATAGGCGCCCGCCGCTGCTGTATTCTCATCATCACGCTTCGGCCTATTAGGAACTTGTAAACCTCTGTGATGCGCTTCATTAACAATAGCCTGTTCAGTAACAGCAACAGCACCCATAGTAGTCTGTAGCAAAACAGTGTTTGCGTGTGCAAGTTCGTTACTTAGATCAATAAATCTTAGTTTTTTGTCCAGCTTGTCTAGTAGTGCGGTATCTTGTATGTTGTATTCGATGAACTTTCTAAAGTCATTGTTGTACAACTGGTCCAAAGTGCCTTCATAAGGGACTTTGTTTTCACCAACTTCGATCTCACCAATGGCATCAAGTCTATATGTATGTCGTTCTTCATATGTGTATTTACGATATAATTCCAAACTATCTAAATGCACTCTGCCTATTAGGTCAAAGGTAACAGCTGATTTCCCATACTTTTCATATTCACGCTTCTTAGGAAGTTGTCCCCACAAACAGAATCTGCGTGTATCGTCTTTGCTTAATACACGACTTGTTCTGTTTACAGTGTAGGGAATATCATAACCTTCGCTGTTCCAACCTGACAAAATATCAGCATCTTCAATCAGTGTCAAGAAAGTGTCAATCATATCACCTTCTTTTTCAAACAACATTACATTGTCAATACCTTCAAGTGTTTTCTTTGCTTCATCCATAGTAAGTGTTTTAGGAGGAACAGCAAGACACACCATTGTTTCTAACCATTGCAAATATACAGATATTGATGTAATAGGCATAAACGGATCTGCAGGATCAGCAAAGCCTCTCTCCGGATCAAAATCTGTCTCAATATCGAAGAAAGCAATGTTTAGTTTAGGTGCATCTTGGTTAAGATAATTTTCACTTAGACATTGAAAAATTGGATTGATATCGCTTTCAAATAAATTTTTATCTCTATTGATTGCAATTTCTTTTCGGAAGTCCTTTGTGTTTTTACACACGATGCGACTTAGAGGATCGCCATAGACACTTTTGTATTTGCCCTTAGGGTCTTGATAATAAAAAGTATATTTAACAGGATATTCTGTATAATGTCTTTTGCTGTCTTTGCGCTCTACAACACGAATAATATCAGAATCGCGATCAAAGTATGCGTCTACATAGCTCAATGTTTTTCTCCTTCGTTGCTTATGGCCAACTTAACCTTCTACATGCCCGGCAATTGCCATTGGCGTACTAATACTACTTATTACAGAATCAATCCTGCAATATAAATTACGGTTAGTCCTGCATTTAGGACTATTAAACTTTGTTCTTTCCACAGTATGCCTATTAACACCCAAAGGCTATTACTCGCAATAAATGCAAATATATACCAAGGGTAAACATTGAATGCGGCTAGTGTTGCGGCTATTAACAGACACGCTGTACTAAACCACGCTAACCACTGGTAAGGTTTTACCACCATGATGCTGCTACTCCAAATCCAAATACATTAACACATGCAAAGTATGACGTGAGTAGCATAATCCATGCCGCTCCTCTACGCCAACTTGCATATACTTGTGTTACACTTCCAATAAAAAATCCTGGATAAACTAGTAGCATATTAGGATTATCTGCATTAATAGCAAGGGTAAGACTTGCAAGAACTGTAAAGATAAAACTTATAAGTTCAAATGCAAATGCAATTCTATCACTAGTATAACTGTTGATCCAAAAGTCTTTTACTTTTTGCATATTATACCTTGTCGCGACCAACTGTGACAACAAGTGTTTCGAGGTCGTCAAACTCGTCAGCAACTCTGGTCCAGTCACCTTTTTGTGCAATTTTAATTGCTTTATTAATCATAGCAGGTTTGATGTCTAATTCTTCTGCCACTGCTTTTACAGTATCTTTTAATCCAGCCTGTAAGTCTTCAATTTCTTGTAGAACTGTAACACCTTCGTTTACAAGACGCTCAAGTTTGGCCTTTTCTTCGGCACCATATGTTCTATCACTCATGTGATTCTCCTTAATTTGTATATAATTATAGTTGATTATTTGCTGTTTGTCAAGAACTTTTTTGAGTAGGCTTCTTCAAAACCTTCCTCGTGATACACAGCTTCGTGATTACCCCAAAGACGTCTTACATATCCGTCGTAGGATTTTTTCATAGTTTCTTCTGATGTGAAGTGACCTTTTACCATATAAAATATTCTGCATATTTCTTTGTGATCAGGTATCACTTTCTTCATCCTTTGTTTTATACTGCCAATTTTCAGTGTGTCCAACACTCCATTTTGGAGTAGTTTCAACTGTATAGTTTTGTGTACAAACTTTAAAGTCTGGCTGGAGCAATTTATCGCCTATTAAACTCTGGTCACGCCAAATTACTCTGTTGTTTGGTTGTGCGGCAAATTGTCCGTTGTCTAGTTTAATAACATTGAAAGTTTTGTGTTCTGGATCATGTTCTGAAAAGTTTGTATCTAGTGTACTGCTTTCACTATGACATGTGTCTATAGTAAACATATATTCTCCGGAGTGCATCTGTTTATCTTTTCCGTAGTATTCGCACATACTTAGTAAAGGCTTTTTAATAACTGTTAGATTATAATCAAAGCAATCCCAAAGTTGTAAGTTATCTAATGGCAGATCGCCGTGGTCTTCTTTCCATACAAATGCTGATATAGGAAGTTTATCAAACAAAGCACCATACTCTGGAAGTAGTGTTTCAAAGTAAAAGGCTTTGCCTTGTACGCTTTTTACACTTATCCATATGCCTTCTGTGTATTCGCCATGTCCTTTTTCAAGATCATACAAGTATTCTTTGCGTACTAGTACAGGTATAGGTGGTAGATTATGTACTAAAAATGCCATGTGATTCCTTGGTTAATATTTCAAAACCTTTTAGTTCTTCTTTGTACTTATCATCTTCGCCAAGCATAAAAAATTTAAATCCTTGCGCTTTATAATAAGCACATTCACTTCGTAATGTTTTATAACCAAGTTTTAATTTAGGATTTCTATAATCCCAAGCAAATTGGTCAGCCAGCACTGTTGACTTACTTGGAAATTTATATATTAAACTCCATGCCACTAATCGATCTTGGTCGTAGTATCCTAATACATCTGCATTGTACTTGCTGTTGCTGTCCCATTCCTCTTGAAAAACAGGATGCGGATTATCTATATTATTATGGTCTATATATAGTTTATATATGTGTTCACATGCTTCAAAATCTCTTAAACTTAAAAATTTAAATGGCATTTGTTTATAATTTGTTTGTTCAAGGTTTATTCTACAGATCATCTATCAACTACATCTTTATAATATTGTTTATCCCAGTTTTTGTAATAGTTTTGTTTGTCAAGTATGCGTCTTGCTTTGTCTAGTTTTTCAGCTTCTTGTAATAATATAAGTGCATATGTACCTTGATTAAAAATAAGATCTTTAACACGCTCTTCTTCGTCGGGATGATCTTCTAGTGCAACAAATCCACGCTCCGACAAAAACTTTTCTGTGGTTATATCAACACACTCTTCTAAATCTTCAGCACTAATAAGATCAGCTTCGCAACCTAAAATTACTACTTCTTTACCCTTGGGCCAGTGATAAGTATAATTTTCGATTTCAGCAATAAAATATTCTTTCATACTTAATTGTGACAACGGTCTAAGTTGATTTATTACTATTTTGTTGGAGATTAATGCTTGTTTAGCAAAAGGACAGGGTGGAAGATTGTTTAATGTAGGTGTTGGAATGTTTAAGAAATTTTCAATCCACTCATTGATGCTTTGTTCGAGCATTTCATATTTTACGCTTTCTAAGTTCGTTATACAAACGCTCTTTTATAGATTCTTCTTCTTTGTTATCTTTATCTTTATTTTTAGATTTATCTAATACTTTTTGCATAGAAATTATGTTGCTTCTAAATGCGGGATTAGTCATTAGTTCGGCCATTAATCCTACATAGGGTCTAATAGCTTCTCTTTCATTCTTTTCAAGTATTTCACCGTTTGCTGCTTTTTTTAATCCTCTAGCAATTAATGGAGCATCATCGACTTCTGGATTAATTGCGCCGCCAACACTTGATGCACTAGGAGTTAATGCCAACACATCAATGTCATCTTCTCCTACAAGTTTGTCTTTCAATGGATGAGGCTGTTCGCCTGTATTACTAGGTTTAGACATTTTTGGTGTTGGATCTTTGCCTTTTGCCTGTCCTGCACTACCAGTTTTTTGTGTTTCGTTTAACTTTA